TCTTGTTACTGCTCTATTTTGAGAACCAAAATTTGCCAAAGCATTTTGTCTAATTTCTTCAATACTTTCAACTCCTCTTCCTCCGGTTGCTGATTCTAAATTCTCAACAGCAACTGATTGTTTCATCTGATTATATAAAGCAGTATTACTTACTGATAATAAATCTTCTTCAAATTCTATTCTTCTAATAGTGGTTAAATCTCCACTATTTACATTTGATTCAATACCACCACCTACTAAATATTTTATAGTCAATGTTGTATTGATAGGGGCTATACCAAATGTATTTGTTTTTAAAAAATTAGATGGGTCTATACTTTGATTTAATCTAGTAATAGAATTAGCTAATCCTAATCCAACGTTTTTAGTATTAGGTAAAATAACTTCATCCGGCATAGATGTATCTCCACTTCCAAATTGTAAATCAATTGTATTATCTGAATTTACTTTTATTGAAAATCTACGAGGTACTTTTTGTACTTCTAATATATAAGGAACTACCGATGATGATGCACTTAATTCACCATTATTTGATTCTGTATTTGCCGTTTCTACAAATATACTTTCTTGTGCTAAATACGGAACTTCGTAATATTTGTTATTATTGGAATCAGCTACAGATATAATTTGTATAATATTTGTATCTGATAATGATACACTTGGATAATCGGTTGAATCAGAAAATGAAATAGTTGTTTCCTTCTCCGTAGCTGATATTGCTTTTGCTTTTTTAGTAACTAAATAAAACGTTGGCTGCCCCTGTCCATCTCTTTCATATACATCTATTTCTCTATCAGTTGGATTTTCAAAATCAATAGAATCTACTGTTCTGAAAATTATATTAGAATTTGTATTTGAAATTATCTCCATACCATCTTTTATTTTTAAATAGTAAGATGAATCCGGTTGATTTGCACTACCATTCCCAATAGATGGAACTAATTGATAAAAAGTCATTGTAGTTACCGCAGGTGAAGTAACTTTTGGTTTATATCCCATAGTTTGAGCCAATGCAACTACATTCTTCCTTTCGGTAGCATGTGATAACATTGATTCTTTTAATTGTGTATCTTGATAGAAAGATAATATATCACCAATTGCTGCAGCTTGCTCTATAAACACCATTCCTGGCGAAGCTTCATTGAAATCCGAATATGAATTTGGGAAATATGTTTTAGTAAAATCTATAAGGTTTTGCTTGAATGTTGCAAAATCTTTACCAACATAATTTATGTTCTTAGTATCATTTCCCCAACTCTTATTTAAAGGTTTAATAGCCATTATTAATTATTTACATTTATTTGTACTGAATCTCCTAAGTTTCTATTGGATTTTAAAGAAAACTTTATATCTAAAATTATTTTATTAGTATCTATATCATTTTCATTATAATCGAATATAATTTCATCTATGTTTAAATATGGTAACCATGTTTCAACAGCTGATGTGATGCTTGTTTCAATACTACTTTCAATATTACCTGCAACCAATGGTTCAAATAATAATTTCCAAACATCGCAACCAAATTCAGGTTGCATCATTCTTTCACCCTTTCTCGTTAATATTAAATTTTGTAAACTATCTTTTGCTTGAGAAAGTGTAGTATAATTTACAGAAAATATACCAGCTAAATTGGAAGCTTTGTTTATACCAATCCCCAATACTTTGTAATTATTTTCCGTTAAATCGGTTACATTTACCTTACCAAGCTCTATTGCCATTATCTACGTTTTTTTTCTTGTTCCGCAAAAACCTTTGTTAATGCACTATAATCTCTTGTTAATGCTTTTATTGTAGCATCTTGCAATGCATCTCCAGTAGATTCTATTTGTTGTGGAATACTTTGTGGTACATCTATACTTCTAAAATCCATAGTATCCCAATCTTCTTCCATTACTCTTTGTGGCTGTAGCATATCTAAAACACTACCACCTGTACTTCCTATTGCACCAGGTCCACTAGTATCAGCTCTTTGTGCTGATGTGAATGGTTGAGTCATATTCAAAATCTCATTTATCATTGGGTCTTTTGAAAATTCTCTTTGAGGTTGTTGTCTTTGTTGTGTAGGTACTACCGTTTGCTTTCTAATTGGAGCAGTAGTATTTACCTCCGTCAATTCTCTTAATGATGGAGTTGTTTTCTTTTGTGAGTTCAATGTAACTACACCAGATTTGATAAGTTTAGCAAGTTCTTCTTTAACTTGACTCTTAACTTCGTTTTTCACAACTTCTTTAATTAAAGTTAATAAAATTTCTGATTTCATAAAAAAAATGTTCTGTTTTAGTAATAAATATAATAAGTTAAAATTTACCCAATTATAGTATAACCCGACCAACTAAGTATAGCTGGAGCAGGTGGTGCTGGCGGTGGGTATTGCGCCAAAACCGACATTGTTCCGGAAGTTCCTAATAAATGCAATTGGGCAACCATTACAAATGGGTCTATTAATATGTTTGTTGGTGGTGTAAACACTAAAGTTGGTGGGATAAAAAATATATTTGGTATATTTGGTATTTTATCTTTTATCATATCATAAGCCATAGCTTCTAATTCCTCTTTAGTTGGTATTTGTTGCTTTATTTCATTTTTCAATTCCTCTTTAGTAGGTATCTTTGGTATATTGATATTTGGTAATTCTATTTTAGGTATTACACCATTTACAGTATCCAATACAAATTGTTTAATATCTTCTTTTGTAGGTTTTGGATTTGGAATTGATTTTGATAATTCAACTGCTACTTGTATTGGAACTATTATTGGTTGTAATATTTTTTCTTGTATTGGTGGTATTAGTTTTGCTTCTAATTGTTTAACAGCTTCTGCTATTAATTTTATTTTAGCTTTTTCAATTAAATCCTTTTTCTTTGGTAATTCTGGAAATGGAAATTTAATAGATGGCTTAAATTGAGAACCAATAGATGGTTTTTTTTGTTTTGTTTGTTTTATTTTTAATGCAATGGATTTACCCAATTTAATTGCAGGGTGATTTTTCACATCATTGGGTATACTTTCATTATTAATAATTTTTTGAACTGTTTCGTAAACATTTACATCTCCTATTGGTGGAATATTTACAACTTGTGATTTTAATTTATCTTCAACTACCTTTAATGCTTCTACTTCTGCTTTATGAGCGGCAGTTGAAACAGCCAATGATATTGGATTAGGGCCTATATTCATAATAGTTCCTGGCGCTGGTGGAGTCATTTGCCAACCCAATGGTTTTAATAATGGATTTGGTAAAGGTGACATTTCAGCTCCTAACCAATATGCATCAAATGCTGCAGGGTATATTTCTTGTAATATATTAAAATTTTCACCATCACTATCTTGTCCTTTTTTCAATGCTCCTTTTATAACATCAATCATTCCATTTAGATTTCCGTTTATAACATTAACACCATATATCATATCACCACCCCTTTTTATGCATCTATCATATTCATTAGCATAGAATTCGGCAAAAGAATCAGTATCTTTACTGAATCTTCCAGTTATCATAGCATTTAGCACATTTACTTTGAATAGTGTCCAAGACATATTACTTACTTAAAAAGTTTCTTGCTGAAAGTATGGTATTTAATTTGGATTTGATTGAATTGAACTGAGCTGCGTTTACAGGCCCTAAAGCAGTAGGTCCAATTGGAGTTGCATATATTTGCATTGTAATAGCACTAATTAATTCATTTAATATTTGTACTAATTCCCCACCTAAAACCATCTTTTGAACAGGTGCACCAACTCCCCCTTCTCCTTTATCTTTTCCTAAATAAATTTTACCACCACTATCGGAATTTAAAAATATTTTATTATTTCCTTTCGAATGTATTGTTACATTTTTATTGGTATGTAAATAGATATCCTTTTCAGCATCTACTGTAAATCTACCATCGGTAATTATACCTGTATTTCCTTTTCCAAATATAATAAATTCACTAGCCTTTGCTGATAAAATAATTCTATCAGAATTTACAAATAATTGGTCACCCTTTAATTTATCTGATGTAGGGTATTGAATAAATGCTTTCTTCTCTTTCTTAATAGTTTCGGTAAATGGTATCTTTACTTTATTCGATGTTATGTAAATCGAAGTACCATCTTTATTAATATCTTCATCTATAAGTTCGCCTATTTTTTTTGAATCTAATTCTGAATTTTGTTTATTTCTTATATAGATTCCAGGTGATGAAGTTTTACCATCTTCGGTTAAAAAGAATTCTGAGAATCTAATTGTATTTCCAACTCTACCACTTAGTATTGTATCTCCCTGCCTAGGATTTAGAAATTTAATTTTCTCATTAACATTGTATTGTTTTTCTTCGGCTTTTGTTTGATTTGGTTTTTGTTTGGATATACCAGTTGCTTTAGATTCTTTATAATTTTCAGATTGGTTTGAAGTGTTTTCTGATTTAATTGTTTTATCCTTAGCTAATTGAGATGTTTTATAATCTTCTCTAAAATTTGGATATTGTGATATTGAATATGGTAACCAATAATGTGCATTTTCAATTTTTATAACTAAAATAGTTTCACCTACTATTGGATATGTAATATTATTTTTATCAAATGGAAATGCATAATCTTCTAAAGTATAAGTTGATTCAAATTTAAATTCAATAGCACCTAAGAACCTTATATCATTGGAATCAAAATTTTTATTATCATTATATTTGATAACATAATCTCCATCAATATCCAATGGTTTATCAGAACTAAGGTATGTTTTAGTAACAGTTGCTAAAAATGCTTCCATTATATTTTTGTTTTAATCTCTTCTATTTCAATTTCAATATCAGTTAATTTCTCTTTAGCTTTAGATTCTATTTGATTAACGGTATCCTCTAAATCATTTAACAATTGAGCTTTTTCGTTTTCACTTAACCAACCATCTTCACCAATACCTTTAGCTTCTGCAGCTGCTAATCTTTGACCTATTGTAGCTAATTTAATTAAATGGTCATCGTTTTTAACTGATACATCTATTAAATCTTTAATAATTGGAGCAATTACAGTTGCTTCGCCTACATTACGAATAAGTTTTCTTAACGATTCAATCAATTCTGAAATGTTTTTTTTCTTTACTTGCTGATTGTCGTATATATCTTTAAATAATGATGATAAATTTTTACCATCAAATAATTGAAATTCTGAACCCATTGTTAATTATCTTTATTGATTAATTTATTTACTTTCTCTTTATCTTCTTGTGATAGTTGTTGAAACCATTCGTTTTCTAAACTTATCCAAGACCTACTTTCCTCCATTATTGGTAACCCCTCTTCATCACATGGCATTATACCCAATGTACCTGCCCAACAATTTATAGATTCCAATTTTATTAATGTTTCCATAGATTCTATTTAGAATAAATATTCTTATATTATAAAGTTATAGTTTTATATCTCCTTCATCCATAAACTGATTATAC